TATGTATCTTAAAGGGATCGACTTCTGCCTTGCCAACGATTTCCCCTCAAACGACTATTTGCGGGCGAAATTCAAGGGCAAGATGGAGGATTATGGAATACACCTAGATGAGGTATTTGGTTGCCTGAACGGGCGAAAAGTGGTGGCCTTGGGGTCGTGCCGGGCAGCGGTTGAGATTGATGAGCACCACGTAAGCGAGGTATTTGTGAAGCACACCAGCTTGCTTAACCTAACGGCCAAGGATTGCGCCTTCGTGATGGTGGATGCCTTTGAGAATACAAGGGTGAAGATTAAGGCCTACGGCGAGGCGAGGGTGGTGGTGAACCGCTACGGTAATGCCGAGGTTTACATCATTGAGAAGGGCAGGAATGCCATTGTGAAGATTGTGGATAAGAACAAAATAACCTACTAGCTATGAATATAGTGTATAAGCTCGACGGGGTGGATATTGTCACCTACGGGGTTCACATCTCCGCCTCGGATGGGTTACTGAGCAAGCCCAACTTTAAGAAGCCCACGGCACACAGCTGGCCAGAGTACCACGGTGAGGTGGTGGATTTGGGCAAAAGGGTGTACGACCCTAGGGTGATCCAGCTGGACTGCTTCATAGTGGCCGACAGTAAGGAGCTGTTCCTGACCAAGTGCAATACGTTTCTATCGGTTTTCGACAAGAGCGGCACCCTGAGGCTATCGGTTGCCGTTGACCCCACAAAGCCCTTGCTGTACGAGGTTTATCTGGATGGCGAACTCGACATTAAGAAGATTTGGAACGACGGCCAGATGACGGGCAAATTCACCATTAAGTTACGGGAACCAGAACCCGTAAAGCGGGTGATTAAGTATACCCGCACGAGCAATGCCACCAAAACCGTAACCCTAACGATAACCAGCCCCAGGTTGGTTAACATATACTGGGGCGATGGCAACCACACCTTTGACGTGAGCGGCACCTCACAGGTGGTGACCCATAACTATACGGTTAATGGCGACTACTACATAGTGATAACTGGCAATATTGACGAGATAAGCTCGCTAACGCATAACGGAACACTGGTATGGAGCAAATTATAGTAACGCATTTGGACAGCAGCACCACCAAGCTGCAATCGAAGCAGAATGTAAGCACGATCACTAGAGCTAACCAAAAGGTGGAGCTACTGGGAGCCGACACGGTGGAGATCAGCGTGGAGTCAGCCACCAAGCTAAACTTCTACATTGGCGATAAGATAACGGTTATAGGCAGGGATTACACCCTGAACACCCCCGCCAAGGAGCACAAGCTGTCGGAGCGCAAGTTCGTGTACGATATGGTGTTTGAGGGGGTACAGTACGACCTGCTGCGGGTGAGCTACAGCGTTAACGTTGACACCACGAGCAACGAAATTCAAGACCTTTCGGGCGATTCACTGACGGGTGATCTGAAGATGTTTCTGGACGTACTCCTGAGCAACGCCAACAGGGTATTCCCCGGCAAGTGGGTACTAGGCACCTACCCCACCGACACGGAGACCAAAACGCTCACCTTTGGCGATAGCGACAACTGCCTTTCCGTGCTGCAATCGCTATGCTCAGAGGGCAACTACAACACCGAGTTTTCGATTGGTATAGCCCCCAACGGGGTGCGCACCCTCAATATTGGGGCTACTGGCAACGTATTCCCCTACACCTTCCAATACGGCAAGGGCAAGGGGTTGTACGAGCTAACAAGGGAAAAGGTGAGCTCCACCAACATCGTGACGCGGCTAAGCGTGTACGGCTCATCGCGCAACATCAACACCTCTAAGTATAGGGCTTTTAGGCTATGCCTGCCCGGTAAGACCAAGGGGCAAAGCTACCTTGAGAGCGCAACCGGAATAGCCAGCTACGGGGTGTGGGAGCAGACTAAAAACTTTGAGGAGATATACCCCCGCAGGACTGGCACCATCAGCGCGCTGGGCGATAGCGAGCTTAAGTTTGTGGACTCGTCCATGGACTTTGACCTGAACGAGAAGGATGGAAGCGGAAACACGCTATACCTTATTCCCGGTGCAGCGGCCAAAATCCACTTTAACACGGGCAACCTTGCAGGCTACGAGTTTGAGATCACCAGCTACAATCACTCAACAAAAACGTTTACCCTTCGCCCATTCACCGATGAGAATGGGTACACCTTCCCTTCGCCAACTAATGCGGCCTTCCAATTCGCGCAGGGCGATAAGTACGTGATTCTGGACATATACCTACCGCAGTCGTACATCGATTCTGCCGAGGCTGAGCTGCAGGCAGCTGGGCAGGAATACCTTAACAAGTACAGCCAGCCAAACGTGATGTACGGCTTAACCGTTGACCCCCTATTCCTTAAGGATGTGGTGGGCGCCGAGGTGGAGGCGAACATAGTGTGGGTGGGTGACTACATTCCTGTTAAGGATACCGATTTGGATGTGGATAAGAGCATCAGGGTGAAGGGTTTCACCCGCGACCTGCTGAAGGATTACGCCTACAACCTCACCATTGCCGACAATGCCGTGACGATTAGCACCATTAGCCGCGTGGTGAGCGATTTGAGGGGTATAAATAATGTTGTGAGGATAAACAATCTTAACGACCCCGCTCGGGCGCGCAGGAACTACCTGAACTCACAGGAGGTCTTGAGTATGATCTTCGATCAGGAGGGTGACTTCTACACGGAGAAGATTAAGCCCCTATCCATCGACACCTCCATGCTTTCGGTTGGGGCTAAGTACATGCAGTTCGGCATGGCTGGTACCATATTCCAGCCCAACTACGCAGGGGCTAAGAATAGAGTGGTGTACACGGGCGGAGCACTAACCCACTACGCCATACTGGACAGCAGCGACAACCCTAGAACGTGGACCATTGGCAACGGCGATGTGGTGCTGGGGAGCGATGATGCTTTCTACATCTACGCAAAGTGCGAAAGGGATGGAGTGAATGGAAATATACTATTCTCGGCAAGCCAAATTCTGGTGGATTCAGACACCACCTACTACCACTTCCTTATTGGAGTGATAAACAGCGCGGGGGAGAATGATGAGCGCGCCATTGCCCTTATGTATGGTTTCTCCGCGATAAATGGGCGCTTCATAAAAACAGGCCGTGTGCAAAGCGCCGATGGTGCCACCTACTTCGACCTCGACAGCGGGACTATACAGGGCAACATACGCTTCCAATCCGGGCAGACTGTGGAGGCGGGGATACAGGAGGCGGTGGATGGCATTGAGATCGGAGGGCGGAACTTGCTGGCATTCGCTGACATGATTCAAGGGGCGACATCTGGGATTAGTGGGCTATTTGTTAGTGGGACAACCTATATCACCTCAGCTAATTACATACAATGCATCGGGGCTAGTTTAACAATAGGTGCGCCTAACAGCAGCTATCACGTTCACGTATGCTTCTTCGACGAAAGTCAAATATTCATTACAAGCGTTTATCTGCTTAATGGGGGTGCTTACCAAAGCACTTTCCCTCTAACGTGGATTATTCCTGAACGCACAAAGTTTATTAAAATAACAGTAAAACGATCGGATGGAGGGGTTGTAACCCCGGCAAGCGTTGCTGCGGATTGCCGGATAAAGATCGAACTCGGCAACAAGCCCACCGACTGGACCCCCGCCCCCGAGGATGTGCAGGCTGACATTGACGACCTGGCCTCCGACATTGCCGACATTGCCGACGACGGCAAGTTCACGCCCAACGAGAAGCATCAGGTTCGCCGCGAGTGGCCCAACCTGCTGGGGAACTACCTGTCGTGGGGCGAGCAGGGCGAAGCGCTGGGGATAGTTACCGAGCTGGCGGCCATGGAGGCCGCCTTCCTGGCCCTGGCCAAGTACCTCAACAACAACGTTACCTGGACATCCGGCATACCGCTTTGGATATCGGACGCCCAGCTTAGCGTGACCACAACGGTGGTGCCCGCCACGTTCAGGGCCAAGTTTGCCGACTACTACGAATCGCTCAACGCGCTGATCGCAAAGATTGGCGAGGTGAACGAGGCCAACACGGCAGCCCTGGGCTACCTGGCCGAGGCCATTGCCAACGACACCACCATACAGGGCGGGCTCATAAGCACCTCGCTGATCAAGGTGGGTGCAAAGCAGTTTGGTGAAGGTGGAGGACTCTCATGGATAGAAAAAGCGGGCATCAACGGTACGGGGGAAGGCGATTATACCCCCAGAATTTATGCCGGCGGTACGCTCGCGAAAGCCGTTCAAAGGGTGGCGGGGATTCTGACGAATTCGGCTAAGTTTGTGGTAACGCAGGGGGGGAAGATATTCGGCATGGACGTTGAGCTGTACGGCTCGATGTCCACGGCACCGCCGGGAGGCAAGCGGATACTGCTGGACCACGACTCGTCATCAATGAACATCTACGATGAGAGCGGGGATATGAAGGCAACCGTATCCTCGGATGCCATTATAGCCCTGTCGAAGCTGCTGGATCCCAACAGCAAAAGCGTTGATGCCTCGCAATCGATATCCCTCATGCAAACGAATGGCTCGGACACGGACACCAAGCTATCCGCACCGTTGATACTCCCCGCAACCAGCGATAACTACACCATAACCACCCCTCCGGTTGTGTGTGTTTGCTATGGCATTCAGAATACCACACCGCCCGGGCATACCGGGGCAGTTGGGGCCTCCGCCTCGGTTAGCGCTTTTCTTGTTAAAGCCGACAACAGTGAGGTCCCATTAGGTTCTGTCGGCATATTTGCCTTCGTGGCCGGTGAAAGCTCTACCGAAAATTTGACAATCCCCTCAAAATCGTTTGGCCCGCTGCCGTCCGGCACTTACAAAATGAAGCTCACCGCCTCGGTTAGCGCGTCCAACGTGTGGGCCACGGCCTCGGCCAGCATAAGGATTGTGGCTCCAGACAACACGCTGTCGGGCGTGAGCGATGTGGAGGTGTCGCGCATATACCGCAACGGCATCTTCCTGATACAGGATGCCAACAACTATATGTACATGAACCCCATGGGGGTGGTGGAGAAGAGCGAGAAGGCACCCGACAGGCCGGGGGTGCTGCTGGCTGGTAGTGTGGCTAGCGGAGGTGGTGGTTCAAATTTTTGGGGGCCAAAAATACATTCGTCAAAATTATCTATAAAAACAGCTGCCGGAACATACACTGTGTACCATAGCGCCGGACACACAGGCTACACCGTGCAGGTAACGCTGGGGACCAAACAATCGACTGCCGTGGTGAGCAGCAAGACCGACAGCAGCTTCAAGGTGACAACCTACAACAGTGGGGGCACGGCTGCCGATACGGCGTTTGAGTTTGCCATGTTCGGCGAGAATTAGAAGAGGGGGCACGGCGCCCCCTCCAATACATCATTCAAAAATATACATTGTCAGTCCATCGGCAGGAAGGTGAACGCCTCGTTGAACAGGCGGTACACCTCCTCGTAATCCTCGGCGTAGTAGGCCGCCTCGATCAGCACCCGGGCGTTGTCAATCACCTCGTTGGGCACGCAGGCAATGGTGTCGTTGTGGCTGTCGGTGATGTACACGCTGAAGCCGTAGATGAAATCCTTGTAGAACTCGCCCTGCTGGCTGATGATGTCGGTGCCCCACATCAGCAGCGCCGGGGTTTCAAAGTCCTTATGGTCGTCGATGAAAGATCGCCCGATTTCGAATGGTTCTTCGCGGTATTCGTTAGAAAAATAGTTTGACTGCCACTTGATATTCACGGCATTCTGCACCACCTCCAGGGGGGTTAGTCCGGCAATCTGGTCTTTGGCAGCGTTGGCATCGCCCCGCAGCCGTATCATGGCATCGGGATCGAGCCGGAAGGGCTCGGGGTCATCCTTGCAGGCGGCCATGGTGGCGGCCAGCAGCAGTAAAAAAAGTAATCGTTTCATGGTTAGTAATTTTAAAGGGTTAATTTGTATGCAAATATACGAAAAAAAACTTATCAATTAGATATAGCATTGTATTACTGTAATACGTTTATAAGCTATTTTTGAACTATTAACCTACTGGCGAGCCGGGAGCCATAAAAAATCAAACGCTATGCAAGAATCATTATTCAACACATTGCTTGTGGCAACGAGCGGCCTGCTAAAGAATAGCTACGCTTGGCTATCGGGCTTCCTGATGACCCTTTTAGGCTACTTTTTGCCCGTTAGGGATATCGTACACCTCCTGATATTTTTCTTTATTATCGATGTTCTATTCGGCTTCTGGGCAGCCAAGAAGCTACGAAAGGAAAGGTTCTCCGTTAAAATCATTTGGTCACACACCATTCCACGTATGTTGGTGTCAATTGTGCTGATATTAGGAGCCTATATGTTGGATAGCACGTACCAGCAGGACTTTGTGAGCACCTACAAGATTGTGGGTTGGTTTATTTCAGGAGTGTTGCTTTACAGCATCGCCGAGAATGGCTACCATATCACCAAGTGGGCCATGTTCCCGAAGCTGGCCAACCTGATAGGCAACAAGCTAAAGGATAAGACAGGAATTGACCTAAAAGAGCAGGAAGAAGCCAATGCAAAAGCTACTGATCATAAGGGATAACGCCCACGGCGTTGACGTGCTGGGCAAGCGCAGCCCCGACGGCAGCCACCTGGAGTGGAAATGGAGCCGGGAGCGATGGGTACAAATTGAAATTATACTGAAAGCTTTGGGCTTCACGGTGGTTGACACCAATCCCACCGACAAGGAAATAGGAATGTGGAATCGGGTGGCAAAGGCCAATGAGTTTGCTAGGCAGCACCCTAATAAAGTTCCCCTTCTGATTTCCCTTCACAATGACGCCAGCGGGGTAACGCCCGAGTGGCGAGAGGCGCGGGGCATATCGGTTTGGACGAACAGGAAAACAGACCAATCCGACATCTATGCCGCCGAGATGATACGGGCCTTCGACCCCATCACCAAGGGGCGAACCCGGTTGCGCAGGTACGATGTAGGCCGAGGCAACGAGGATTTTGAGGCCGACTTCACCGTGCTAATGGGCAACTACAACGCCATACTGATTGAGTGCGGCTTTCAGGATAACAGAAAAGATGTAGCTCTGCTGCAAGATCGGATGTTCAATAAGAACGTGGAGGACGCCGTGGTGACGGGCATTGAGCGAATAGCCAAGATTATTGACCCTAAATACAGAGCAAGCTATGAGAGGTAAAGTGATTATAGGGGGCATAATTGCCCTAATGGTGCTTATCGGGGTGGTAGTATCCCAGCGTAGGCAAATCGTCGAAATTCGCAAGGAAAAGGCAACCTACCAGCGAAATTTCGAGACCGCAACCAGCGGGATAGAATCGTACAGGAAAGCCAACGGTGAGCTGGTGGCGAAGGTGAATGTTTTGGAACTTAAAAGCAGCGAGCTTGGTAGGTACTCCGTGAAGCTGGAGCAGGATATTAAGGACTTGAACATTAAGCTTAAAAACGCCAAGGCAGCCAAGGTGATTGAGTACATTTATATTTACAAGACGGATACCATATTGATAACGGAGACAGCCCCCAACAGGTACTTCGCGAGCCTAACGGACGAATGGATCAAATTGGAGCAATGGATCAGCGTGGATGACAAACCGTCCATTGATAGCCTTTCGCTGGAGGTTAGGGATAAGCTTACCCTAATAGATGAGGTGGAATATAAAGGATGGTGGTTCTGGCGAAAGCCCATTGGGGTGAAGCTGCACCTGAAGAGCGAGAACCCATACCTAAATATCGATAGGATGGAGAGCATTGAGTTCAGAAAGTAGTATATTTGCAACAGCATTTCACCCCTCAGAGTTGCGGCTGACCGGGTGCATAGATCCCCCGATTTCGGTCGGGGGATTTCTCTAAAAATAGGCCTGTTTTTTACGATATTTTTACGAAACACAACATAGTGGCAAAAGTTGTATATAATATTTGATGAAATGTTGTAAAAAAATGAAAAAAATACTTGACAATATCGTATTAGTGTAATACTTTTGCTTTATCACATTGCGAGGTGGAGCAGATGGTAGCTCGTAAGATTCATGATCTTAAGGTCGCAGGTTCGAGTCCTGTCCTCGCTACAACCGCCAAGAAAGGGTGTTCTGAAATCGGAGATGGAGGGCATTGCTACAGGGGAACGCCGTTTGGACCCTGAACATAGATTTGGACGGTCGAATCGAAGATTTTAGCAGCAGGAACACCCGATGAGAGAGAAGGAAGAAAGGGGCTAAGCAGTTAGCCCCTTTCGCTATTTGGTAGCAATCATACTAACTTAACATATCCACCCCGTCGAGCTTGTACACAATATTCATAGTTGACAGATTTTTCTATTTAACATAATTAACCTAATATTTCCAAACCGCGCGTCCAACCGTGCAGGCCGTTTTCTTTTACGCCGCCCTACAGCCTCCCAACTAGTAGTGTATCAGCGTGATACGATTTACTGGTTACCTTCAGGCAAAGCCCCCCCCGCCGCAATAACTAACTCGCTGTGTATCAACACGCCCTGTTGATGTAATGTTTTGCGTTGCAAAAGTAATACTAAATATGTATTACAGGTATGTCTTGCTTTTCTTGTCCACGACCTTTACGATGGCATCCTTATATAATTAGGTATATGAAAAAAAACATAAAATAAGTATAAAAATAACTCACAAAATATTTGGAATATAATATACAATAATATATCTTTGTGTAGTTGTTGAATAACAAATTAACCAAAAATTAAAAAATATGGAGGCAAGATTTTCGTTTCAAAAGGGATTTGGACAGGTAAAGCAGAAGGATGTGGTAAGGGTACGCGCAGAGATAATGCAGGCCCTTGGCATAACCACCCGCCCAAACTGGAACCGTCGCCTAAAGGGCGAGGTGGTTCCCAAGGTAACCGAGGCCGAGGCCATTGAGGCCATATTCGCCAAGTATGGTGTGAAGGAAGTATGGGGGGCGCAGGTATGACCAATTTAGCCAACATTAAAAGGACGATGACCAGCCGTGAAATTGCTGAACTGACGGGGAAAAGACACTCCGATGTTATGGAAGCTATCCGAAACATGGAGGAAGCATGGGTTAAAGTACATCAGCGGAATTTTTCGTTAACGTTCAGTATCACACCGTTACCAAACGGAGGACAAAGAAAAGACCCTTATTACGAGTTAAGCAAAACCGAGTGCCTATACATAGCCACCAAGTTCAACGACGAGGCTAGGGCACGGTTAATCCTTCGCTGGGAGGAGCTGGAGCAGGAATCGAAGCACCGCCTACCCCAATCGTTCTCCGAGGCCCTGATGCTGGCCGCCCAGCAGGCGCAGGAGCTGGAGCAAAAGGAGCTGCAGCTGCAAGCCCAAGCCCCCAAGGTTCGCTTTGCCGAGGCCGTGGAGACCAGCACCCGCTCGTGTTTGGTGGCCGAGCTCGCCAAGATTATCACCCAGAACGGATACGAGATAGGGCAAAACCGCCTGTTCAAATGGCTGCGCGGGCAGGGATATCTTGGCAAACAGGGCGAGTACTACAACCTACCCACGCAGCGCGCCATGGAGATGGGGCTGTTCGAGGTGAAGAAGACCTCCATCAGCAAGCCCGACGGCACCGTGCTGGTATCCACCACCCCCAAGGTAACGGGTAAGGGGCAGGTGTACTTTGTGAACAAGCTACTTAAAGGACAGGAGGCCTAACCCATGATCGCCACCGCAACC